CAGCTCCGTCAGGCATCTCGAATTTAACGGGGAATGGCTTGAACGACTTGGGGCGGTTGCCCAATTTGATGGTGGTTGCCATGTTTTATCCTTTCGCGGGGGATGAAAATTGCCCGTGCCGACCGCCGCTTCCCGCGAAGGAAAGACGGCGGCCAGCCGGTGCTCAGTGTGGGCGAATGCCCGATTAGGCGTAAGAGATGGAGCGGCCCAGCAGAGTCAGGGCTGCGTTTACTTGGTTCGCCTGGTTGACGGCCAACTTCGGCGCCTCGGTCACGCTCATGTAGCCGTAGCCGTAAGTCACAGCACCGCCGGACAGAACCATCTTGAAAGCGACTTTCGTCAGCGAGCGACTGATGTCAAGCATGGTCTGGTAGTTCGCATTCGACGGATCATGGCCGAGGGTCATGTTGATTGAAGTCGCATTAAAGCCGGTCGGCACGCGAAGCGCATTGCGGCGCGCAATCGGGTTGATCTCGGTGAAGCGCGGATCGCCACCTTGGGAGTCGATGGTCAAGATCTGCGGGATCTCGGTCCAGCCGCTGACTTTCTGCGCCGTGCCGGTGCCGGTGCCGGCCGCATAGAAGTTCGTGTCGACCGTGTTAAGGCCGAGCAGGCTGAACGTGTCAGCCGTCAACTGATCAACCTTATAGACCGTGTCGGTCGCGTCTTCCCAGCCGGAAGTCAACAGAATCTCGTCGCTATCGGCATAGCCATGCGCGGTGCTGGTCGCCACGGCCGGGCTGGCGTTGGTCAGGGCGGTGATGGTTTTTGCGGAAGCGAAGGTTTGGGAGAAGTAAAACTTCGACCCCTCGGGGAAAAAGTATGCCATTTCGGGCCTTTCAAATAAAAAACCCGCACAAGGCGGGTCGTTGAATAAGCCCAGATCGATCCGGGCATAAAAAAGCCGCCACGGTTGCCCGAGACGGCCTGCTTATCTGGCCTTGCGGCCTAATTCATTGCCTGTCGCTCCAGATTGAGAAGTCCTGGCGCGATCCGTAAATCTCCATGTCATGGTCATAATCCGAGGCAGGCGCGGACAGCGGACGCGCAATAAATGCAGAAGACTGCCTCAGCGCGGCTTCTATTTGCCTAGCAAGGGCTGCCGCTTCTGCGCGCGTATTCGACCAGACATTGATTTGAAATTCGCCGTTCTGCTTGTTCGGCACGTCGTTGCCGATTGGATTAATAACCTGACCGCCGATCTGCTGGTAAGTCACGTAAGGCCGCATCGTGCTGACAGGCGCGAAATCCGGGAACGTGCGCGGGCATATCGCATTCAGCACGCCATACAGATCAGCTTCGACGCTCATTTCTTGTTGATCCTCTTGAGCAGTTCGGCTTCGGCGGCGTCGAGCGCCTGCGGGAATCTTGATGCGGCATTCCTGACAAATGGCTTTGCCATCCATTGCACCGGCCCACCTGGGCGGGGCAGGTAATAGGCATCCTTCTCCGCCTGCGATGCCCCGCGCCTTGGCTTTTTCTTGCCACGCATTTCCGGGCGCACAGCGGTATGCCACTGACCATCCTTTCCGACATAAACAGCATAGCGCTGAATGTGGCCGTACTCGATCAAATGGCCATGCGGCGCGATTGGCAGCGCGCTAGAGCGTGCGGTGCGCCAGGAGACGTGATAAGTCGCCTTGCCTGGAGCGCTCTTGTCCTCTGAATAGGCCTGATAAATGGAGTCGTAGAGATTCCCGGTTTTCCGGCCAAGTGCCGAGACATTTTGCCTTACTGCCTCATAAAGCACTTGTATCGCCGCTTGAGCCGCTGGGCGCGCAGCCGCTTCCGCGTCATTGCCGAGTTCATCAATCAGGCTATCCAGCGCTCCGGTATCAAGGTCCATCGTGAAGCTCACGAAACCACCTCGCACGCCAAATCCACATATTCTTTGCCGCTCACATCCGGCAGCACGGCCAGAATGTTGTAAGCCGTCGCGCCATACACGGCGCGCATGCCGGCATTCAGGTCATTGCGATAACGGATGCGGATACTGGCCTTGATGAGCGATGTCACGGCATCACCCTTGATCGCTTCCAGGCCGGATTGATGGCAGATGTCAGCCCAGACAGTAGCGACAGTGGTCCAGGTCTGCACCGGCTGGCCGATTTCGTCCTGACCGGCGGCGAGTTGCTGGATTGTTATGCGCTTGTTGAGTCGGCCGGCACGCATCATCCGCCCCAAACCTTCCAGCGATCAAGCAGCCGGTCGACAAATGGCACCTCGGCGATCGGCGCGCCGGCTATCACGCTTTCTCGTTGCTCATACATTGAGCCGATGCGCAATAACATCCAATTCTTTATTTCCTGCGGCACTGCGGCGGCATTCGCATAGCCAGCGACATACTTGATAAGCACAGCATTCGCTTGATCGCGCGTCGCTGGCCAGCAAGTGCCATAGGCCGGCATCAATCGCGCAGGCTCGCTGTAATCGTCCAACAAGTAAGCACTGGTCGACATCGTTTGCAGCGCGCCGGATTCATCCAGATACTTGACGCTCGTAATGGAGGTCAGCGGTGGGCGCGGCAGGCAGATTTCGTCCACAAACTCATCCAACGCCAATTCCCACGTCTGCGGCATCAGGGCGCGGCCGGTGATGTGCTCAGCACCTTGGCGAGCGGCGACGATCAGCGCAGTAATCAGCGTATCGTCATCCGTGAAATCCGATTCGACGCGCAAATGCAGCTTCGCCTCGCTGAGCGAGACTGGCTCGGCAGTCGGTGCGGTGATGAGCTTCAGGGACATGAATTCCTCAAATAAAAAGGGCGCCCGAAAGCGCCCCTCATTGCGTTGCTACCGATTACACCGGAGGATTGACGGTCGGCGTGAGGGCCGGATGACCAAGGACGGCGACAGCAGACAACAGGGCGGCAGAGGCGTTGTTTGCCGGCGTGATGGTCAGGCGAACGTACCGCTTGCCGCCGATATAGCCGATTTTTCTCACTTCGTTGTCATCGTCGTACTGGAAACCGGCCAGCGCCTCGGTGCCAAGCAGGTTTTCGTCTGCCACAGCCGCAGCGTCTGACAGCGCCGAATTATCACCATCCTCGACCAGAACGGTAAAAGTTGCATCAGCATCGGCAACGGAGCCGATATTGATAAAAAACTCCAGCGAATCGAATCCCTGGCGGTCAATGATCTGGGACACCTGGGCCGTGTTGTCAGCGACAGAAACAGGGCTAATTGCACGCTTTACGTGCAGATTGTTGTGAAGGTCTTTCATGATTTCCTTTCGAGCATAAAAAAAGCCGCTGGTTAAGCGGCTTGTTGGCTTCAATTACATTTACTGGTTGCGATATTCCAGTTCATTCAACTTCTTTTCATCTGCAGCATAAGTCCTCAATATGCTGCGCGCCCAATGAATCAGGTCAAGCGGACGTTGGCCTGGAGGCTGCGAAACCACCCACAGCTCCAAGTTCTCTATCCTATTGTCTGCTCTATCGCCGTTTTTGTGATGGACGTTCTCGTTCTTATGGAGGGGCCTCCCAAGAAACTGCGACATCACTAAACGGTGCTCTGGAACTCGCTTGGATTTCCTTGCGTTTGGATGACTCGGGTCAGGGACTTGGACATACCCGTGATCATCAACTATTTTCTCAAATCGTCTCAGATGCTTTACCGAGTAGTCCGTTGTCCCGCGCTTCCTTAGGCGCGTATAACAACCGGCGCATAGGCCGTTGGCAATAACAGCCCCTGAGCAGCCTGCGGTAATGCATGCTCCGCCAGTCTTCTTCGCTGCCACGCCCAGAGGATCGCCATATTTCTTGAAACGATCATAGTGCGTGCCACAAAACCCGAGGCCTTGGGCCTTGTTTTTGCATCCATTGACCTTGCAAGACTTCCCTGCGTTGATCACTGGAAGCGTTAGAAGCGCACCCATTTTGCGGCGCATTTGATAGCACGAGTTGCAAAATCCTCTTGCGCGCTCATCCTTGCCGCACTCAGAAATTCCAGAGCATGTTCGTGAGGACTCCGGAGCATACTTACCTCGCCCCGGCCCATCGAACTGCTCCAGATTTCCACTGCGTCTAGCTTTTAGGTAGTGCTTATCACACAACCCTCGGGCCTTTACCGGCCTATCGCAACCATCAATTCTGCACGTCTGCATGTATCACTCCCAGATGATCCGCCACCTGTAAATGATACATTAAGCATCAATTACTATGCTGAAAATTTTATGAATTTTACAGCTTCGAAGTTCGTCGCACCTCCGCCGGTCCTCTTAGTCGAGTAGAAGCGGATATACGGCTTAGCCGTAAATGGATCGCGCAAGGTGCGCACGCCAATCCGGTCGACAATCGTGTATGCCTCGCGGAAGTCGCCAAAGGCCAGCGACAGCGAATCAGTAGCCAGGGCTGGCATGTACTGATCCACGCGGGCCGCATAACCCAGCAGGCGATCCGGCTGACCAGCCTGCATGCTGGGCTCCCACAGATAGCGGTCGCTGGTGGCTTCCTTCATCTTGCGGATCTTGGTGCGGACCTCGCGGCGCATCAGGAACGATGCGTTTTGCAGATACTGGTCCTTGAAAGCGCCGAGCAGATCCTGCAGCGGATCAGCCTTGGTCGTGGTGAAGTCGCCATTCGCGCCAGACTTGACGTGCTCGAACGTGCCCCAAGCGCGCGTGTCGTCGGCGGTCGCTGCGGTCGCGTAGGAAGTCAGGCCGCGCGGCTTGCCTGCGCCGTCGCCGGTCATGAAGCCAGTCGCCTCAACGCGGGCAAACTTGTCCGCAGTCTTGTTTGCCAACCAGCCTTCGACATCAGTGGCGGCGTCATCAAGTAGCTTTTGCGTGACCTTTGGTTGAGCGTACATCTCATGCGCTTCAATCCGGTATTTGCCCACTTGCGGCGTATCGGTATCACTGCGCGAGCCCATCTCACTAACCCAGCCAGCATCAGATTCATCATTATCTACGATGCCTTCCAGCGCGTCAGTGCTGATCGGAACAACATTGCAAATCTGGCGCATGACCGATTGCTCGTAGATCTTCTTGACCATGCGGCCAACGGTCGGCGTGGGCAGCATGTAGCCGCCGTCTGGGTCACTGCCGGCGCTCAGAGACTTGCGCTCTTCGGTGGAAAGATTGTCGATTGGGACGCCGGCGACCAACTTGAAGAAGGCGCTCTTGTACTGCTTGTACTGCTCAGCATCCAAATTGCTTGGAATCGGCTTGCCTTTGGACTGGAAGTCGGCGCGCAGCATGTCATTGAAGCCTTTGACTTCTACCGCCAGATCCTCGTCGGCCTTGCTGCCGGCACCAGGGCGCTGCAGTTTGGTCATGACTTCTTCAAATTGCGCCTTCAGATCGGCCAATTTGTCCATGTCCTCACTGATTTTCGACAATTTGGCTTCCAGTGCGCCGACTGCCTTGCCGTCAGCTTTGGCTTTGATCAGCTCGTCATTGGTCTTGCGGAACTCTTCCCATGCGCGACCTTGCGCTTCGATGGTTTCCGCCAGTTGTTTGATTTCCATTTTATTGCCTTTCTTTAGACGTAAAAAACCGGCTCTGGGCCGGCTGGTGATTGGATGGTCCGCTTATGCGGCGAATACCGCGCCTCTGCGCTTCAACGCTTCAGCGATTTGCTGCATTTCGTCTCCATCAGAATCACTCTGTCCGAGACTTTTTACCCGCCCAATGAATGCGACGGCTTCGGCGCGGGACATGCCTGAATCTCTCAGGAATCGCTCCGCGTCGCGTAAATTTTCAATGGTTTCGATCTCGCTTTTTACCGATGACACGCGGGAAGCGTCATTCATCGGAAAGGTGACGAGAGAAAGCTCTACTAGATCAACCTTTTTTAACGTCCGGACGCCGGTCACACGGTCATAACTGTCGTCTCTAGTCCGGTATCCGATTGACATGCCGGATAAGGCACCCATTTTCATCAGTTCATAGGCTTCGGCACCGCGTGCGGTCTTCAATGCCAGCTTGCCGGACACTTTCAGGCCAATACTGTCCTCTTCCATGCCGGTATAGACGCCGATTGGCTCGGATGGGCGATGCTGCCAGAGCATCGCCGGCAAGCGGCCAGCGGCTTTTTGTGCGGCCAGCGACTCAGCGAACGCGCCGGGCGCCACAATATCGCCGCCGCTA